ATTATATAAATTATTTTTCGATGAAAAAAGATTTAGAGACTTTAGAGACATTTAGAGACGAGGAGGATGGTAATAGTATTTCATCCTCCTCTAGCCAAGGAACACAGCTAATGAGCTGGTTCTTTACTTGGAATAATTACACCGAAGACCATGTAGAGATGTTAGAGACGTATTTACCTAAAATATGTAAATGGGCAGTGGTCGAACGAGAAATAGGCGAATCTGGAACTCCACACCTTCAAGGGGTAATAGGCTTAAAAAAAAGGATGAGATGGTCTGAATTTGACTTGCCTACGAAAGTTTGTCATCCATCTTGGTATAAGACGCGGAATGTAAAACAGGCTCAGAAATATTGCCGAAAAGATGGAAATATTGTTATTGACTTTGGCTGTGGAAAAAAGGAGTCAAAATATGTTGAAAATATTGAAGAATTATTTCAATGGGAAATTGATATTTGTGAAATTCTTAAAACTGTGCCTGATAAACGCACGATTCATTGGTTTTGGGAACCTACGGGATGTACGGGAAAAACTACGTTCCAAAAGTACGTATTTACACATTACGATGATTGTGTTGTTTTGTCGGGAAAAGCAGCGGATATGAAAAATGGAATTGTTGATTTTCAAACTAAGAATAAACGTCTGCCTAAGATAGTGTTGATAAATATACCAATGACTCAGGAATTGGGGTACGTATCTTATACGGGTATTGAAGAAGTTAAAGATATGTTTTTTTATAGCGGGAAATATGAAGGTGGAATGGTTTGTGGGCCAAACCCGCATGTAATTGTGTTTGCAAATGAAGCTCCAGAAACCTACAAAATGGCTAAAGATAGATGGTTAATTAAGCGTATATAATTTGTTCTTATTTGTTGAAGAAATTATGTAAAAATTTCCGATAATCGAAAATAAAAAAAGATAAAACTCATCGTTTTATCGTTCCCGTTTCATCTTTTTTTTTATTTTTAGATTTATATCGCTAAAGCGCGTTCATTTTCTCTTCTGTGTTGAAGAATTTGGCGTGTATCAAAATTGACGCGGCTTGTATCAATTTAGGCGTCTTCATATTCGATGTCAATGAAACCCCTGAAATTACAAGGAGACTGACTTCCTGCTAATGCTGAGCCATCAGCGTTCATTACAAAGAGTCCCATAAACAAACCCCTGGTTGTTGGGGACACCGCATTATCGTTATATTTAACGTGTTTTGCGAGATGTTTTGTATAATCTAATGTATATGTTTGAAAAAGTGGGAAATCATTATTAGAATGAAATTGATAAGTCTGAAGACCCCCAGCACCAGTGTTATAAATTGCGTTTCCCAATTTTAAAATCTTTGTGGCTTTTATAACGTAGCGGTCGCGGTTATAAGCCTTTAAAACATCTATATTAGAACCAACATCTGGATTTGAAACAGAACTTCCATTTTGATAAAGCCCGTCCATATTTGTGGTCAAAAGAACGGGCTCTAATTTATCGTAAAATGTAATGATTTTTATAAGTAATGGACCTGTTATAAGATTTGTAGTTAAATCGTAAGGATTAACGTTAAACAGGAGCTTAATTTTTGCACTGCGAATATTAATCTCATTACCTATTCTTTGATTTTGAGCAGTACCTTGAACTGCATTGGCGAAGGAAGCATAAGGTGATAATGGAAAAAGCTGACCAGTACTCCATGACCCATTTGTGTAAATGAGCATGTTAGTTTTTGGAAACGTATAGTTCAAAATTTTATTTTCAATATTTTTATGAACTTCAGCCTTAACCAAGGCTTTGATTGAAGGCTTGACTGGTGCTTTTTTAGCATACTTGGTAGTCGTCTTTTTAACGGTGCGCTTTTGATACTTGCGTTTGTTGTATTTCATATTTATGCCTAAAGGATATAAATATATATTAATTATATAAATTATTTTTCGATGAAAAAAGATTTAGAGACTTTAGAGACATTTAGAGACGAGGAGGATGGTAATAGTATTTCATCCTCCTCTAGCCAAGGAACACAGCTAATGAGCTGGTT